GTTTTTGGCCCTCGCCCGTTGACGGGACGAGCGGAGAGCGCATAGGGTCCGCGCGCATCGGGCGGCGGGCGTGGTCGGGTGGTGCCGACGACGCCAAACGTGCGCCACCCGTGGAGGTGGTTGGTGGTCACTCTGGAGTCTCTGATCGGGCGCGTGTCGCCTTCGCGGCTTGAGACGGCCGCGAGGTGCCTTGCGCAGTTCGCGTTCCGCTACATCGAGCGCCTGCCCGAGCGGTTCCGAGCCGCGATGCAGTTCGGGAACGCAGTCGACGCCACAGGCAATGGCGTCTACGAGGCCAAGCTCAAGAGCGGCGAGACCGCACCTGTGCGCGACGTGCAGGATCGCTTCGCTGCGGCCTGGGACTGGGAGGCCAGCGCGGTCGACGACTGGGAGGGCGAGGAGCGCGGTGCCCTGCTCGACGTTGGCGTGCGGTGCGTGTCGGCGTGGCGCGACCGCATCGCAGTGCACGTGGTGCCCGAGGCCGTGCAGGAGAAGCTGGAGACCGTGGTTGCCGACCCGAGCACGGGCGAGCAGTTCACGCTGACCGGCTACCTGGACGTGCGCGGCAACGTGCCGTCGAAGCAGCGCAGGGTCGTTGCCGACCTCAAGACCTCGGGCCGCGCCTATCGGCCAGACGTGTTCGCACGCCGCTTTCAGCCGGTCACCTACACGCTGCTCACGGGCATCCCGACCTTCGAATACCACGTGCTCACCACCACCAAGGAGCCGCAGACGCAAATCATGCGCGCCACGCTCCCCGACAGCGACCGCGAGTCGTTCCTGCGTCGCGCAGGCATGCTGCGGCGTCAGGTGGCGCACGCCTTCACCAGCGGCGACTGGCTGCCCAACCGAGGGCACATGCTGTGCAGCCGCCGCTTCTGCGAGTTCTGGTCGACCTGCGAGAAGCGCCATGGTGGTCGCGTTCCCGAGTGAGACCCGCAACCAAGCCCAAGGAGGGCATGACGATGAGCGAGAAGAAGAAGAACGAGGAGTCGGCGGTGCCCATGAGCACGCAGCTTGCAGCGAAGGGCATTCAGACCGATGCAGACTTCGCTGGTGTGTTCACCGCCCTGATCGGTGACACGCTGAGCGGTGCGATCACGCCCAACGTGGCCAACGCTTCGTGCAACGCGGCAGGCAAGCTGCTCAAGATGATCGAGCTGCGCAGCAAGTACGGGCGCGGCGAGCCGATGAAGCTGGTCAAGACCAGCGAGTCGAGTGGCAACAGCGTGCGCGAGGCGGCGATCGCCAAGCTGACCCCGTGCGAGAGGGAGGCGTTGGGCCTGTGACCTTCTGGCGCTCGCACCCGAAGTACGGAGACCTCTTGCAAGTGTCGTCGTGTGGGCGCGTGCGCCAGTTTCAGTTCAAGTCTGGACGCTACGTCGAGCTGCGTGTGCGACCGGCGAGGAAACGCAAGGACAACAAGCGTGACGGTGCACACGTGAACCTGATGGCTCCAATCCGCCTCAAGCGCGTCATCGTGCGCAAGCTCATGGGCGAATGCATGCGAGCCTCCATGCTGCACATTCATCGGCTGCTGTTGGAAGGTGGTGCGCCACCAACGAGGGTCGCGTGCCTTCTTCGGTTGGACGTCGGTGGTGAATGGACGTGTCCACCAAAGCGTTTCAAGCGGACCACGTGTCCACTGTTGAAGGTGCTGCGGACCCGCAGACAGCAGGTTCTGCAACAACAGCGGCACCGACTGTGGTCGCTGCTCAGGTGTGCAGGAGTGGGCCGATCGAAAGCCGCCGACCTGCTTGAGTGCGATTTCAGTTCACTAACACCCATTCCGGGCCGCACCAAGAAGTTCAGGAAGCGGTGCCCGCTGTTGCGCTGGCGTGCAAGGAAAAGGAAAAGCACTGCACGCGGTTTCCGGGAAAAGTGGCATCTGCGGCGCAGCACGAACGAACGCCTTGCGTCGCTTCTTGCCGCTGGCGGCGTCACAAGGAACAAGGCGGCCAAGATGTTGAAGTGCTCGACCCGCATGATTGGGCCTGCAATGCGCTCAAAGCGCAGGCCCGGACGACCCAAGATGCAACAGTGCCCACTGATCGAAAAGGAGTCACCATGAACCCGTCACGAATCGCAGAGATTGCAGCAACCGATCGCGTGCTTGATGGCGAGGCAGCCGAGATGGCGCGCATACTGCTGCAAGCGCACGCACGCCGCAGCGACCCAAGCACCAGCAAGGAGGCCGCCGCGAGCGTGGTCAACATGACCAAGAACCGCGAGGCCGTGCTGGCCACCTTTGAGCAGTGCGGCGAGCTGACCGACTTCGAACTGGTGTCGGCCTACGGCCACGACGACGGCTCGATGCCCGACCAGAGTGAGAGCGGCCTGCGCACGCGCCGCGCCGAGCTGGTGCGCATGGGCAAGCTGCGCGACAGCGGCAAGACCCGCGACAACGCGAACGGACGGCGCTGCGTGGTGTGGGCGTTGGCGTGAACCACGCCGACCACCTGTTGAGTCGTGGCCAACGTGGCCACGGCCTGCGGGTGGCGGCAACGTGTTGAAGTGAGAAAGGAGTCAACGATGGCAACCAAGAAGAAGCGTGACCAGGACCGTGGTGTGATGGATGCGGCGTCGGTGAGCCCCGACAAGGTGTCGGCGCAGGACTTCCTGTCGGGGCAGGCCGACGATGACCGCATGGACGCCAAGGCCAAGCACGCGAACAAGGGGTTGAAGGCGGCCAAGGACATGGTGGCGACCATGGCCAAGGCGATCGCACACGGCCTCGCCAGCGACAGCGACAGCGTGAAGCTGGCGTGCCTGGAGGAGATCGCCGACCTGGGCAACAGCGTGCGCGACGGTTCGCGTGCGGCCATCCGCTCGGCCAAGAGCGAGAACCGCAACCTGCAGGGCGACAAGGCGTGAGGAAGCCCACTGGAGTCGACAGTCACCAGATGCGCGCACGAGCTGCGGCAGGCTACGGGGCACCACGTGCTTCGCAGCCCAGGCCGCAGCTCGTGCGTGGCATCGTGACGTTGCAGTGCCAGCGGTGCCTGTGCACCAGCGCCAAGGTGGTCGACACCAAGGACCCGTGCTGCGACTACTGCGGCGCAACGCTCAAGATCAGAGGAGAGACCTCGTGGTGAAGAAGTCACGCAACGTGAAGTGCCTCGACGAGCGCGACGTGTGGCAGCGACTGCGCGACGCTGCAGCACAGGAGCGAGGCACCACCCTTTCGCGCAAGGACGTGGAGGCCGTGGTGCAACGGCTCAACGAGCAGGTGCAGGCGACCCCGATCAAGAACAACGACAACGACGACGAGGTGTGGTGATGAGCAGAGCCGAACGATTCAAGACGACCGAGTGCAAGGGCTGCGGGAAGCCGATCGTGTGGGGGCGAGATCGTGACGGAAAGGCGATCCCGCTGGACCCACGACCACCCGTCTACCTCGCTGTGGAGGACGTGCGCGGGTGTCAGGTGAATCGACTGCGCGAGGCGATGGTGTCGCACTTCGTGACCTGCCCGAAGCGCGACCAGTTCTCGGCCGCGACCAAGAAGCTGCACGCAGTGGCAACCGAGGCCCTGCGCGTGCTGACCTGGATTCACGAGAGCAACCTCGACGGCGAGGAGCGCGACAAGCAGGTGCTGACGGCGATCATCGCTGCGCTTGGCGATGCGCTTGGAGGCAAGGAGCAGAAGGACGACGCAGAGACGTGGTGATTCACATGCCGTGGTCACGCGCACGTTGCGCGTGCAGCACGGTCGACCGCCCCGCATGGCCCTGGCGAGGCGCGAGCAACATCAGGTGCAGGGCCTGACGTGAGATGGAGTCGAACCATGACCGAGACCGAGAACCTTCCCGTCACCACGAACAACCCGTTCGCAGGTGGCAACGACCGCGCAGTGGTGCCGATGAACGCCACCGCGCAGACCGACGCGAGCCGTGCCATCGCGGAGGTGCAGGCCGCACTGGTGGTGGCGCGTGCCAACCCACGCGATGAGCGCCGCGCCATGGACCGCATCCTCAATGCGTGCCAGCGGCCCGGCCTCGCCGAGAATGCCGTCTACAGCTACAGCAGGGGCGGCAGCGACATCAGCGGGCCGAGCATTCGTCTTGCCGAGGCGGTGGCCCAGCACTGGGGCAACCTGCAGTTCGGCATCCGCGAGATCGACCAGCGTGGCGGTGTGAGCACGGTGCAGGCGTTCGCCTGGGACGTGGAGACCAACACCCGCCGCGAGGTCACGTTCCAGGTGAAGCACGAGCGGCACACCCGCAGCGGCTCGACCCGGCTCACCGACCCCCGCGACATCTACGAGACCGTGGCCAACCAAGGAGCGCGGCGCGTGCGTGCGTGCATCCTCGCGGTGATCCCTGGCGACGTGGTGGACGCGGCCGTCAAGCAGTGCGACGAAACGCTGCGCAGCAAGGCCGACACCAGCCCCCAGGCCATCGCCAAGCTGGTCGAGGTGTTCGCGGCCCTGGGCGTCACCAAGCAGCAGATCGAAGCACGGGTGCAGCGTCGCCTCGATGCGATCCAGCCCGCCCAGGTGGTGGCGCTGCGCAAGGTCTATGCGAGCTTGCGCGACGGCATGAGCAGCCCTGAGGACTGGTTCAACGATGGCCAAGCCACGGCCAGCACCGCGCAGGGTGGGGCACCTGCGAACGCAGTGGTCGAGGAGGAGGAGACGCTGGGCGAGCCCAAGCCCAAGGCCGAGCCCAAGCCCAAGAAGGCGAAGAAGGACGAGCCGGTCAAGGTGACCGAGCACGAGCAGCCGCCCGCCAACGCCGAGCAGGCGCAGTTCGACAACGAGGCCAAGGCCCAGCAGGCCGCCGCAGCCGCGTCGCCGCCTGCGGGCACGTTGGCGTTGCCGATCAGTGACGAAACGGAGCTGCTGACCGACGACGAAAGCACCATCGACGACTTCCCGTCCGGCACGCTCGCATACCAGCACGGCAACTTCCTGCAGTGGGACGGGAAGCAGTGGCTCCCGTTCGCGGACCAGAAGCTCGGCGCGCAGTTCGCGCATCGATCGCTGCAGCGCACGCTGACGCAGCACTTCAAGCGGGCGCGCATGGAGCGCGATCAGGCCATGGCCTTCGTCGCTGAGACGTTGCGCTTGCCCAAGCCGCCGGGCAAGCTGGCTGACCTGTCCTTGGACCAACTGCTGACGGTTCAACGAGCCACCGACAACCCGACGACCTAGTGGTGGGTCGTTCATGGTGCGCGAGTCACGTCCGCGCACCGTGCCGCGTCGGGTTCGGCCCCGTCCGCCAGCAGGTGGGCGGGGCCTTTTCGTTGGAGTCGACCCATGAAGCACGACACCTCTTTGCGCGCTGCGTTGCAGCTCGCACGCGACACCCTGTCCGATGCACACGCGCGCCTTCACAGGCGCGACGACGCCCTCGGTGCCGCCTACATCACTTCGGTCCTGTGCAAGATCGACGCAGCGCTTGAGGCCAGCAAGCCCACGATGCGCGAGCTGTTCGCCGAGCCGTTGTCGCCCTACGCGCCAACGGCCACGCCGATGCCTTCGCTGCACTTCGTGATCCCGACACCACCTTCCAGCAAGAACAGCAAGGGCATGGCGGTCATCGCTGGCCGTGCGCGCATGTTCCGCAAGCGCGAGGTGGTGCAGGCCACGAAGCAGATCCAAGAGATCGCGTGCGAGGCACTGCGCCAGCAAGCGCCAACGTGCTACCGATCTCGCGTCCCGCTGCTGCAAGACGAGGACGCGCAGGTCGAGATGGTGCACAACGTGGCCAACGAGAGCGTCGATGTGACCGTGCGCGGCATGGGTCCAAGGCCCAAGGGCCGCACGGGTCGACGCCGCGACGTTGTGAACCTGCCCGAGCTGGTGCTCGACGCGATCCAGCGCATCGCGTTCGCCAACGACAATCAGGTGGCCGACCTGCGCGTGTGGCGCAACGTCGGCACCCCTTCAACCGACCGAGGTGCTTCATGCTGATCGCAGGCAACTTCTCCCCCACCCGCTTCAAGGGCTTCGTCCCTGGCACCGTCTACGTGCGCGAGGGCGCAGACCCTGGCGAGGGCGTTGCCCTGGCGTGCCCAGTGACCCGGTGTTCCAACGGCGAGCAGCTTCCACCGACGACCGTGTGGCTCGGCCAGAAGCTGGGACAGGTTCGCAGCGCCTGGATCGATGCAGACCTCGACCCTGGTGAGACCTGGGCCGTGGACGTTGGCCAGGGAACGGTCATCAAGCCGACCCTTCCATCGGTTCCCGCCGCAGTGATGGCCGACCCTGCGGGCACCCACCTGCCCACCATCAACGGGGTGCCGCTGTCCCTGGTGCACGACGACACGGGGCGCATGGTGCAGCAGGACGGGTGCGCCATCCGTGCCCACTGGCGCGGCCGCGTCGGTGTGATGACCTGGGCCGACCTGTTCGTGGCCTGGGTGCCGACCGAGCCCTGGGCGCGCATCGAGCTGGTGCTCAACACGGCCAACCCAACGGTGGGCAGCACCGCCGAGAGCTTCCCCAACGGTTTCGAGCTGCGCATCGGCAACGCCCTGGTGGGTTGGTATGGCCAGCGGTTCGGCCGCGTGCTCCACGGCGACGCCATCGCCCAAGGTCAGGCGCGTGCGTTCCCTGGCGTGTGCTACTGGCCGCACCTGGGCAACGAGGAGAAGGCCGAGATGGCCTTGAGCATGCTGGTGGGGTCGCCCATGGCCATCGACCAGCGCCTGCGCGACGTGGTTGCCGGCATGGGCGTGCCCGAGCGGCAAAGCAACTTCAACGTGCGCGCACTGGTGGCTCGCACCTACCCCGATGCGCTGCAGGCCGCATGGCGCTGGCGCAACGGACCCCTGGGACCTGCGCCGCAGAGCGGCATCACCGGAGCACAGGAGGACCAGTGCTACGGGGCACGCGGCACCGAGTGCTTCGGCACCGCGATCGAGAACGTGATCGCAGGGTGCACGCGGTACCTCACCGCGCTCGACCTGTTCAAGCGTCCGTGCCACTGGCGCGAAGCCGATGGCCGCCTGCTCGACTTCGAAGCGCACCCGCAGCTCGTGTTCTGGAGTGGCGGCCCGCACTGGAACCCTGGCGTCAGCCCCGACCGCCTGGGCTTGGTGTCCATGCCCACCGATTTCGAGCGCAACGGCTGGGGTGGACCCGACCGCCAGCACTGGTTCTACGGCTCGCTGTGGCTGGCCTCGATGATCACGGGGTCGCGTGCGCTGCAGTTCCAACTGGAGGCACAGGCTCGGCTGGTGTGGTTCGGCGAGACCACGCGGCCCAACCTGTCGACCAGCGGACCCGATGCAGCGCGCAGCGTGGGCTGGTTCGGCATCCTGGCCGTGGCACTGTGGTGCTGCCTCAAGGACCGGGCGATCGCATGGCGTGTGCGTCGCCGTGCCGAGGAGCGCGTGCGGCTCGTGTACGTGCCCAAGCTCAACCGCACCACGCGACCCGAGGTGTGGGACCCGCGACGCGATGACCGCCTGTCGTCGGGCCTGGGCATGCATTTCGAGGACATCGTGCTGCCCGATGGCAACACCATCGCACGCTCCGACACGTTGCCGCCCAACGCCTTGTCGTACCGGCGCGTCTACCACTGGCCCAACGCCTGGATGCCCTACCAGCAGGCCCTTGGTGTTGGTGGTCTCCAGATCATGGGCGAGGCGTTCGATCTGCCCGAGGCTCGGCAGCTCGCCATGCAGGGTGCGCTGGCCCTGGTCGACTACTGCTACACGCCCGACCCCGAGCGTGGGTGGAAGGAGTGGGAGGTCATGGGCATCCCCGATGGCGGTGGTGCGTTGCCACCCGAGGAGATGGCCAACGGTCGAGGCGCACGGGGCACGGGGTCGTTCCGCTTCTTCTGGATGCCCCTCGCCGCCTGGACCGTGTTGCGCAACGAGCCCACGCACCAGCGGGCGCTGTCGATCTACGAGCGCTTGCGGTCCGAGGCGGCCACGGGTGACGGGGTGCAGAGCTTCGTGCCACCCGTGGACCGACCTGTGACCGTGCCGACCGCGTAGACTTGCCCTGGCCACGGCATGACCACCCCCCCACCTGGAAGCCCCTACAAGCCCCGATCTCTTGGCTCGCCCATGGGTCGAGGCCGCAGAACCGAGCGCAACCTGGGGCAACGTCAGCGCAGGGGGGGGGTCTGTAGGGGTCGAGGGGCGATGGGGGCGATGGGTTGGGTCCCTGACCCCCCACCCCCCCCTCGCAACGAGGGGTGCGGGTCGACCCCTTTTAGGGGACCTGGGTTTTCGATTTACCCCTGCCCCCCTGCCCTGTGAAGCCGCACACCACTGCAAAGCACGTGCTGTCGGAGGAAGCCCTGGCGGCGATGGCCGGGGTCAGCGAGACCACCTGGAAAGCGCACAAGGCCCAGGGGGCACCGAAGCCCAGGTCGCAGTCAGACCTGACCTCGTGGGTGACGCGCTACCACCAGTGGCGACGCGCCAACGGCAAGGGAACACCAGTCGCGGGCTCGGCGCAGGTGCCAGTCGACGCCGAGGGCGCGAAGTGGACCAACGAGCGCAAGAAGTGGCTGGCGATGCTGGCCAAGATGGAGTTCGGCATTCGCATGCGCGAGCTGGTGCAGCGCAAGGACGTGGTGGCGTTCGCGGGCAAGGCGGCGCTCACCATCAGGAACCGCCTCAACCAGCTCGTGCAGAAGCTGGGTGCGCAGTTCGGAGACGAAGTGATGCAGGCTGCACAACTGGAAGTCGACGACGCCCTGGCGTCGTTCGAACGAGGACTGGAGCCCGCCCATGAGCACGAACGCATCGAACCCGCCGCCGTTGACGCGGGAGCCGCTGATCCTGGCCAACTTCCGACAGCCGAGGAAGCTGACGGTCAGTGAGTGGGCCGACGAGCACCGCGTGCTCGATGAACGGTTCGCAAGCGAGCCAGGGCGGTGGCGCACCAGCCGAGCGCCGTACGCGAGGGAATGGATGGACTCGGCCTGCGTGCCGCACGTGCGTCGCGTGACCCTGATGGCCTCGACCCAGGTGGGCAAGACCGAGGCGATGAACAACCTGCTGGGCTTCTTCATTCACCAGCGGCCCAGCCCCATGATGTTGGTGGTGCCGCGTGGCGACGACGCACGGCTGGCACAGGAGCGCCGCGTGCTTCCCATGGTGATGGCCTCACGTGTGCTGCGCGAGGAGTGCACCGACAGGTCGCACGACATCAAGGCCAGGGAGATGGCGTTCAAGCGCAGCGTGCTCTACTTCCGCGCGGCGCAGTCACCCGCAGACCTCGCGTCGGTTCCCGTGCGCGTGGTGTGTGGCGACGAGTGCGACAAGTGGCCGCAGTGGACCGGCCGCGAGGCGAGCCCGCTGTCGCTGGTCACCGAGCGCACGCGCACGTTCTTCGACTCGCTGGTGTTCCTTGGCTCAACGCCAACCACGCGAAGCGGCCTGATCCTGCGAGAGTGGGAGGACGGCGACCGCCGCCGCTACCACGTGCCCTGCCCGCACTGCAGCGCGATGCAGGTGTTGCGGTGGCAGCAGGTGAAGTGGAACAGCGAGATCACCACCAGCAAGGAGATGGGCGAGCGCCGGGAGGCGTGGTACGAGTGCCACGTGTGCGCCAAGCGGATCGAGGACCGCGACAAGCGGGCGATGCTGGCCGCTGGTGTGTGGGTGCCCGAGGGCAGGGACCCCATCGCGTGGCGCGACGGCGAGCACCGCAAGGACAAGGCGCAGCACCGCAGCTACCACGTGTGGGCCGCCTACTCGCCGTGGCTGCAGTGGTGGCAACTGGCGGCCCAGTTCCTGCACAGCGTGGGCGACCCGGCGCGCATGCAGAACTTCGTCAACTCGTGGTTGGCCGAGGTGTGGGAGGACCGCGTGACCGACACCAGCGACGCGGTGGTGGCAGCGTGCATCGAGCCGCGATCGATGTTTGAGGTGCCGAGCGACGTGAAGGTGCTCACGGGAGCTGTCGACGTGCAGAAGGACCGCCTTGAGTGGTCGGTGCACGGGTGGGGCCTCGACGAGGAGAGCTGGCTGGTGGCCGCAGGCCGCGCTGCAACCTGGGAGGACCTTGCCGACGTGCTGTTCCGCAATCGGTGGGGCGACGCGCAGGCGCAGCTCCGATGCGTGCTGATCGACAGCCGCCACCGCCGCGATGAAGTGATGGACTTCTGCCGGCGGTGGAGTCCGGTGGCCAAGATGATCGCTGGCGTCGAACGCGAGATGCCTGTGCCGTTCGGCACGCTCAAGCTCGACAAGCACCCGCGCACGGGGCAGCAGCTCCCCACCAGCATGACCATCTGGACGGTCAACGTCGGGTTCTTCAAGGACCTGCTGGCGACGCGCATGCAGAAGGCCCAGGCCGAGCCTGAGTCGAAGGCGGGTCGGCTGCACCTGCCGCAGAACCTCGACGCCGAGTTCGTGAAGCAGCTCGCCAGCGAGCACAAGGTGCGCGAGCGCAGCGGGAACAAGGAGCGCATGCGGTGGGTGCTCAAGCCTGGGCACCAGCGCAACGAGGCATGGGACCTCACGGTCTACAATGTCGCGGCGTCGCGCCTGATCCGTGTGGACGTGTTGCGCTCCGAGAACAGTCCGCTCGCACGCCCAGCACCGCCGCCGCAACCGACGCGGCCCAAGCGGCCGCATCGTGCGATCCGCAACTTCCCGCGACTGGGTGGCCAATGAGGAACGACCACGACGACGACGACGACCAGCACGTGCGGCCGTGCGTTCCCTTCGTGCCGTTCCGCTGTCCGTTCTGCGGGAGGCACAAGCCGTTCACCTACGCGGTGCGTGGCCGCATGCGCTACCACAGGTGCCAGAACTGCAACCGCAAGTACCGCTCCTGGGAGTGCGGCGCGGACTCTGTGACCACCTTCACGCCACCACCTGATCCGCAGGACGGATGACGAAGCGCATGCGTGTGCGTGGTTGGCGGCACCATGCCCGCCATGCCAGCCAAGACCCACTATTACGGGCTGTTCGGTGATGGCCACGTGCGTGGTCGTGGTGGCCCTCGTCCCGGCCTCGTGGACCCCGTTGCTGGATATGTGCTGCAGTACGGCAGTTTGGTTGGAACCGTCGAGCTGAACCTCGTGGTGCGCGGTGCCACCAGTGGCGCGATCGGTCGCATCACCAACGTGGGAACGGTCGGGGTCTCCTGCACGCTGGAGCTGTTTGGTCCGATTGCGTTCCGCGCAGGCGAGACGTTGAACTTCGACAACGGGTCGACCGCCACGGCAAGCGCGATCCTGTCGGTGGGCACGTGGCCCGGCGGCATGCAGTACACGCCGCAGAAGTACGACGCGCAGTTCAACTCGTTCGTTCCCAGCGACGGTGCGAGCGATGTGCCGTGGTGGGACCGCAACTGCCAGCTCGCTCGCAACGTCAACATCGCAGCGGGATACACGGGCACGGTGGCCAAGGGCGACAGGTTGACCACCAGCGGCAGCGCTTCGTTCACGGTGCTGCAGATCACGAACGGCGCAGGTGGGTCGCTCGACCTCAAGGTCATCCGCGTGACCGGCACGATCACGGCCACGCACACGGTCGCCTTCACTGGTGGCACTGGCACCATCTCGACGGTGCAAGCGGCACACCCAATCGGCGCGTGGGTGCCGCATCATGTGATGCCCAACCTCGGCGGCCTTGGCACCTACTTCGAACGCATCTCCAACGGCAACGGAACCGATGGCGGCGATGCTGGCATCGGCCCCGAGTTCCACCTGATCCGCAACGCCTTCAACAAGCACGTGGTCAGTGCCGACGTGAATGATCGCGGCACGCGGGTGGTGCCCTACTCGACGTTCGACCAGACGTACAACGACGCGCTGCGCGGCGGCATCACGATCCAGACCGTGCTGTGCACCGGCACGTTCCCGGCCAGCGGCACGTTCCAGATCGGCGAGACCATCACTGGGCCGGGTGGCTGGAGCGCCACGGTGCACGGGTGGTCGGTGTCGCTCAAGGAGATCTACGTGCGCCGGGTCAACGGTTCGACCCTGACCGCAGGAACGGTCACTGGCGGCACCAGCGGTGCAACGGCAACCGCCTCTGCGTGCTTCGGCTGGCAGAAGGGTAGCGCGTTCTGGAACCAGCTCGTGAGCGAGATCAACACGGCCAAGGCTGCGTCCGGCGGCCTCTACGCGGCACAGGCCGCGCAGTGGGAGGGCGTGTTCCTGATGGTCTGGGAGTCCGAGCTGTCGCCGTTCGCACCAGGGAAGGCGGCGTGGCCCACCGAGGCCCAGATGCTGGAGGAGTGGATCGACTTCATCACCGATCTGCGAACCGAACTCGGGCGTGCCGACCTGCCGATCGCACTGTTCCACATGGACGTGCGGTCGCAGGCATCGAGCATCCAGCTCATGGGCATCCCGTTCGCCTACGTGGTGCGGGGCCTGATGGAGAAGCTGGTCACGCTGGTGGACCACCTGACGTTGGTGCCCACCACCGGGTTCGAAGGTGCGAGCACCCTGCCGCTGCCCAACCCCGAGTCGATCGTGTTCCTGCGCACGGACGACTACATCGAACTCGGCTGGCGTGCGTGGCGCGCACTGGAGTTCGCCACCTACGTCGCGCCCACCGAGAACTTCGCCCCACTGCCCCTGATCCTGACCTGGGGGCAGAGCAACATGGTGGGCGGCATCAGTGCGGGGTTCGCAACCCTGGACAGGGACCCCGACCTGTACAGCACCGCGTCATGGCCTGGGGTCAGCACCGTGGACCCGGCGGTGTGGATGTGGAACGCGCAGGACGCCGTGCAGGCGTGGCAGCCGTTCGACATCGTGACGAACGGCAACACGTTCTTCGGCATGGGGCCGGGCACGTTCTCGGGTGTGGTGGTTGCCCTGGCGCTGCGGATGAAGCGCCGGTTCTCGACGGGAACCGGCAGCGCCGAGATCGGTCTGGTGCACCTCGCGGTCAACGCCACGTCGTGCTACGCGGGAGCCACGGGGTCGCTGGCCACCTGGGACCCCCAAGCGCCTGACCGTTCGGCGGCGGTGGCCTCAATGACCGTGAGCCACGTGGCGGCCACGCCGATGAAGCCCGCGCACGGGCACTTCGTCGCCACCGCAGGCACGTTCGCCACGTTCGTGGTGGGTGCGCAGTGCCAGATCGAGGGCAGTGCGCTCGGCCTGTTGGGCGCTGGCGGGAACAACACGGCACCCTATGCAACCGTCACCTGCATCGCCAAAGCGACCGACCATTCATGGGTGGACCTGCAGGTGCCACTGGTGTCGGTGTCCTACGTTGCCGAGACCGCCACGTTCACGATCAAGAACGGCCAGTACCCGCTGTGGCCGCTGGTCGAGAAGCAGGTGCGGTCTGCACTGGAGAAGTGCGCCACCCAACTGAGGCGGGTGCCCAAGCCCGTGCTGATCGTGGGGTGCCAGGGCGAGAGCGACCTCAACACGGTGAGCGCCTACCGCGACGCGCTGCGACGTGTGTGGACCGGCCTGCGCACCATCTTCTCGATGCGGCACAAGGGTGAGACGCCCATCGCGTGCGTGCACCTGCAAACCACGAGGCGAACACCATGGGGAGTGCCCGACGCCTACATCGAGCAACTGCTGACCGACCAGCAGGCGGTGATGGCCGAGCTGGGCAACGCGGTGTCGGTCAACACCGACAAGCTGCCGCTGGAGACCAGCAACCCGGCGGTCTGGCCGCGCACGACCCGCCAGCACAACGGAGTTCACTTCACGACCCGAGGCTACATCATGCTCGGGTTCATGGCCGACGCGGCTGCTGGCGAACTCGCTGGCATCCCTGCGCATCCCGATGGTGACGCCGCCGTTGAGTTCGGTGCGGACGGCGGCGTCAGTGAACTCGGAGGCACCGATGGCCCGGAGGCCGAGACCGTTGAGGAGGCCGATGGTCCGACCAGCGAGCCCAGCCAGCAGACGGCCAGCGAGGCGTCGTCCATGGCCAGCTCGTTGCGCGAGGCCATCGCCAACGGCGGCGACGTGTCTGGCTACACGATCAACGGCCGCACGGTGCAGATGCGGTCGATGGGAGAGCTGCTGCAGGCTCTGCGCTACTTCGAAGCACAGGAACAACGCGCTCGCGGTCTGCGGCGCACCAAGGTGAGGTTCACGTGACCAAGCGGATCAAGGGCGGGCGCGATCGCCGACCCATCTACAGCGGGTTCACCGGAAGGCTGGCGCAGGTGGTCGACGCCACCGTGGGGGTGCTCGCGCCACGGCTGGCCCACCGGCTGCGTCAGGCCCGCGTCAAGAGCGAGGCCCTGCTGGCCTTCGAAGCGGCGCGCATCTCGCGGGTCAACCCGGCCACCAGCAGCACCAGCGCCGACTCGGATGTGATGCCAGACCTCAAGCGTCTGCGCGACCTGTCGCGTGCCCTGGTGCGCGACGACGCGCACGTGTCGAGTGCGGTCAACGTCATCGAGGAGAACGTGGTCGGCGAGGGTGTTCGGCCGCAGAGCATCTGCACCCCCGAGGCCACGGGCATGACCCCCGAGCAGTGCCAGGAGTGGCGAGCTGCGTGCGAGGCCGAATGGGAACGCTGGGCGATCGGAGAGGCCGACGCCACCCGCGTGGGCACGTTCTACGACCTGCAGGCGTTGGTGCTGCGAACCATGATCGGCGACGGCGACGCCATCGGTCACCTCGTGATGGGTGGCGACGGCATGATCGCGTGCGAGCTGGTGGACGCCGACCGCCTGGAGTCGCCGGGCATGATCGACACCGACCGCATCCGTGGCGGCGTCGAGCTGGGGCCGCACGGCGAGCAGGTGGCGTTCCACATCCTGCCGCAGCACCCCGACGACTACTTCCTGGGGTCGCGTGCGTCACGCAACCCTGTCCGCATCGAGGCCGAGGCGGGTGGCCTGTCGGTGGTGCAGCACGTGTTCCGCCGCACCCGGCCAGGGCAGACGCGGGGCGTGCCGCTTGTCACTTCGTCGATGCTGTACGGACGGCACCTGCACCACTACCTCGACTCGGAGCTGATCGCGGCCCGCGCCGCGTCGAACTACGCCCTGTTCATCAAGAAGGCGGTCAGCACCACCGACCAGGACGTGTTCCCGGTGCAGGACAGCGAAGCGGCGGGTGGGCAGGACTACTACGAGGAGCTGCAGCCCGGCACCATCGAGTATCTGAACGAGGGCGAGGAGCCGGTGGCGTTCAACCCGAACCGACCGGGCACGGCCTTCGCTGCGTTCGTCGAGCGGGTGTTGCGTGCCATGGCCGCGTCGATGGGGCTCGCCTACGAGCTGGTCTGCAAGGACTTCGGCCGCATGAACCTGTCCAGCGCCCGCGCCGTGTTGCGCGAGTGCAGGCGCGGGTTCGACCTGCTGCGCCGCCGCATGGTGCGTCAGTTCTGCGCGCCGTGGTACTCCAACGTCATTCGCATGGCGGTGCAGGCTGGCCGCATCAAGCCGCCGGGTGCGTTCCTCGACACCCCCGAGGCGTTCCTGGCCGCGAGGTGGGTGTCGCCCAGCTACGGCATGGTCGACCCGGTGACCGACGTGGAGGGCAGCGTCGCCGCGATCAGCGCCAACCTGAGCACGCCCTACGAGGAGGCCGCACGCCAGGGCCTGGACGCCGAACAGGTGCTGCGCGAGCGGGCGCGGTTCCTGGTGGCGCAACGCGACATCGAGAGCGAGTTCGGCCTGGAGCCGGGCGCGCTCGCACCACAATCGGCAGCGCCACGGGCAACCACCACCGGGACCGACTCCCCCGACGCCCCTGGCGCTGCCGACCCTTCCGACGACGAACAGCCCGAACCCGAGGCCGAGTCCGAGGAGCAACCCGAACCCGCCGACCAAGCGGAGGAACCATGAACGCAGCCCTGATGAACGCACAGGACGGGGAGACCGTCCGCATCCCGCGCAAGGCGTGTCAGCTTCGCCAGGACATCGACGAGGCCCAGCTTGAGCTGGGCAAGGGTGGCGAGCCTCGGTCGTTCTCGATGGTTGCCTTGACCGGCAAGCCGCTGGCGCACTGGTGGTTCGGCACCCTGGGCATCGACCTGTCGGGCGTCCGCATGAAGCAGCGCCTCCCGGTGCTCAAGGACCACGACACCGAGCAGCGCCTCGGCTACACGACCTCGATGCGGGTCGACGCAGGGCGCGGCCTGATCGCCGAGGGCAAGCTCATGGCCAAGAGCGAGGCGGCCCAGGCGGTGCTGGCCGACCACGCAGAGGGCTTCCCGTGGCAGGCATCGACCTACCTGCAGGCCAACCGAATCCAACGGCTGGGGCTCAACGAGGAGGCCGAACTCAACGGTCGCTTGGTCAAGGGACCGGCCACCATCTTCCGCGAGTCAACGCTGCGCGAAGTGACGTTCACTGCGCTCGGCGTCGATGACGACACCACTGCCACCCCGCTCGCCGGCAATGGGGCCGACGACGACGTGGTGGCACTTCTTTCTGTGACACCCATGACCACCAAGACGAACGAGGCCCCAGCGGCCACCGTCGCCGCAGCGGCCCCGGCCGTGCTTGCGGCATCCCCCGCCCAAGACAACACGGCCGCGCTCGCCGAACGCGAGAAGCAGGAGCGCGCACGTGCCACGGCCATCCTGTCGTCGGCCGCCGACGCGCAGCGCGAACTGGCGGCCAAGCTGGTCGCCGATGGCGTGCCGCTGTCGGACGCCCTGCTGCAGCTCAACCACGACCTGCGCGTCAGGTTGTCGGAGGCGCACGCCAAGGCCAACACCTCGGCCGCGTCGCTGGCCAAGGGCAACACGGCCAACGTGACCAACAGCGACCCCGAGGCCGCCCGCCTCGCCGCCATGCCGGAAGGCGACGAGAAGTGGAAGGCCCAGTTCGCGGCGAGCGCCGCGCTGCGCGACGAGTTCCTGGGCGACGTGTCGCTCTACGTGTCGTTCAAGAAGAACGAGGGCCGTGCGCGCTTGGCGCACAGTCGCAAGGAGGCCGAGGCCGTCTGAGTCTCGACACCAAGCACCACACCCAAACCAACACCAACACCACCACACGGAGATAGGACATGACGGGAACTCTCAAGGGCCTCGGGTCGCGTGCGATCATCGGGGCATTCTTCAAGCGGCTGGAGGAAGTCACCGCCGCCTCGTGGATCGGCTCGATCGCCACGCCGTTCACGAGCAATCAGGAGAGCGAGACCTACACCTTCCTCGGCGACGCGCCGACCATGAAGGAGAAGGTCAGCAACTACACCAAGGAAGGGCTGCGCCGCTACGAGTTCACGCTCAAGAACAAGCGGTTCGGCGCGGGCCTGGAGATCGACGAGGACGACTGGCGGCGTGACAAGACCAGCCAGATCATGGTCCGCGTCAACGAGCTGGCGGTGCGCGCCGCGCAGCTCCCGCAGAAGCTGATCAGCGACCTCATCAACGCCAACGGCAACGCCTACGACGGCGCGGCCTTCTTCCACGACTCGTCGCACGTGACCGCCAGCGGTGCGGTGGTCGACAACATCGTGACGCAGACGGCGGCCACCGGCACCTCGCCGACCATCGCGGAGGCCACGGACGGCCTGCTGGCGGCGATCCAACAGATGCTGGGGTTCAAGGATGACGCGGGTGAGCCGCGCAACGAGTTCGCCCAGCGGTTCGTCGTGATGTGCCCGCCGGTGATGTGGGCGGCGATCGTCGGTGCGATCCGCAACGACTTCACCAGCAACGGTGCGACCAACACGCTGCGCAACAGCGGGTTCCAGATCGACCCGGTGATGAACCCGCGCCTCACGTCGACGGACTCGGTGTTCCTGTTCCGCGCCGACTCGGACGTGAAGCCGTTCGTGTGGCAGGACGAGGTGCCGACCGAGCTGCGGCCGCTGGTCGAGGGCAGCGACTACCACACCCTCAACGACGCCCGGCTCTACTTCGCCAAGCGCGTCTGCAACGCGGGGTACGGCCGCTTCGATCAGGCGGTCAAGCTCCAGTTCACCTAGTAGGTGAACGGCCTGGGCGGTGACACGCCCAGGCCGCAACCAACCAACCAACCAACCACAACCCTTTCCCAAGACGGAGTTCCCCAATGGCTCTCAGTGCAGCGAAGCCCCGCGTGTTCGTCGCGGACGTTCCTCAGATCGACATGGTGTTGCCGCTCAAGGCGACCACCCAGGTCTACGAGGGTTCCCTTCTCATGTTCTCCAGCGGTGCGGTGACGCCAGTGTCGGGCGCTGGCATCTTCGCTGGCGTGTGCCTCGAAACGGCCCTGGGCGGCGCGAGCGACGGCACCGTGCTGGTCAAGGTGCGCGTGTCGGGCGCAATGGAGATCGCCCTCGCAGGCGGCGACGTGGCGGCCATCACCCTGGTGGGCGTGGCGGCGACCGTGCCCGAGGCCACCGACGACGACACCCTCCGCATCGAAACCGCCGCGACCGTCACCGGCACCAACATCGGCAAGTTCATGCGCATGGTCACGGCCGGCGCGAACGGCACGATGGTCGTGGGCTTCAAGGGCGCGCAGGCCGCGTAGGCGCATGGCCCGCGAGTTCCAGATGCGCGAAGCAGGGACCGGCAAGCTGCTCGGCACCCTGCGCACGGTCGACGACTGTGCGCCGGGTGCTGTCGTGCTCGCCTTCAAGCAGGACCGCGTGCAGGTCGAAGCGATCACGCACGCCATGCTGGAAGGCGAGCCGCAGGTTGCAGGCGGCCCGCCCGAACACGAACGCCCAAGGGGCAAGGCCCGGCGTCGATGACATTGCGGGACACCATGGCGCGGCACGGTCGGACGGTCCTGACCCGATCCGACCATTTCGGCGAGACCATCAAGGTCAGGCCGAAGGGCGCACCGAGCAACGGCTCCCAGGACCGGACCGTCCGCGCCGTGGTGAACCGTTTGGACACCGAGCCCGCCATGCCAGAGGCGAGGCAGGTGGCGAAGCTGCGCGCTCTGGTGGAGCTGGCCAACCACGCCACCATCGGCGTCACTTCGGTCAAGCCCGGCGACCGACTGGTGCTTGCGATGCAGATGGGGGCCGCAGAGGTGGTCGCCCGCATCACCCGCGTCGTGTCACAAGACGAGGGCATGTTCAAGGTGGAGGTCGAGGCGTGACCACCACCAGTGCGGGCGTGCGCGACCTCGTGAAAGAGGGCATCGCCTTCAAGGTCGACATCGAGCCAGTGCAGCGCGTGATCCACGCGATGCCGAAAGTCGCTTACTTCTGGCTGCGAGAGTTCTTCGGCCGCAGCTTCGGCTTGCACCGCAAGCAGTGGCTGGCGACCAAGAGCACGCGGTTCGGTCGCTCGACCGAGGGCGGCAAGGGCATCAGGGTGGGCAACGTCGGCCATGGATCTGGACCCCTCGCGCCCAACGAGGTCAGGTACAGCGTGCAACCAACGGAGGCCCGCCAGCCGAATCGTGCGGCTGCTGTGGACGGCCTGCGCCGGATGCAGGCAGAGATCGCCACAGGCAACGAGGTGCTGGGCGTGCACCAGTTCGGTGCCACGATGAAGCCCGTGAGGCGCATCGGCTTGTTCGTGCCTGTGCGAACGGTGCCCGGCAACGTCCGCAGGTGGCGCAAGAAGTACCCGAACAAGAAGCTGCTGATGCTTCCCAGCAAGCGCGACAAGAGTGAGCGGCTGATCTACGAGGTCACCAAGAAGCGAGGCCGTGGACGCCCGCGCAAGGACGGCACCGAGTCGCGCACCGTCGAGAAGCTGCGCCTGCGCTTCCTGGTGAAGCGCGCCGTGGTCGTCAAGCCCACCCTCAAGTTCTACGAGTCGTGGGACTCTGGCGCGTCGGTGCGGACCAAGCTGTTCGCCGATGTCGCCGACAAGATGCTGCGCGACCTTGCGCGGCGCGACCCGAGGGACCTGTGATGGCCAGCATCCGCGACACCATTCTCAACGCCCTGGTCACCCGGCTCGCATCGATCGCGGGCTGGACCGCGCAACTGCGTGGTGCGGTCAACGTCGGCGGTGACGTTCCTGTGCTGGCCATCGTGGCCATGGTCAACGAGTCCAAGGTGCTGGCCAGCAGTGAGGTCTACAGCGCCACGCTGCAGGTGGAGGTGCTGGTGCAGGGCCGCGCAGAGGACGCCGACGCCACCCTCGATGCTGGCAACCCATACCGCTACCTCGACAGGCTGGTGGTGCAGGTCGAGAAGAAGGTGCACGCACCAGACTCGTGGGGCATCGACCCCGACTTCACCGACGTGGTGTGCACTGGGCACGTGGTCGCCGACCCCGACGAGTCCAACGTGGTCGCGGCGGTGGTCCAGCTCACGTTCACGTACCGACACCACTACCAAGACCCGGCGCTCTGATGGCCACGATCCAAAGCGACAACCTGCCCAGGCCGAGCAGCTTCGACGTGCGATGCACCAAGAAGCGCACGATCAGTGCCGCTGGCAACTTCGTGTTCATGCGCCAGCCTGACGCAGCTCTGTCGCCGCGCCAGTTCATGTTCACCTACACGCAGTGCCCGGCACCTGTGATCGATGCGGTGCGTCGACACTGGGACGAGCACAACGCGGCCACGTTCACGGTCAAGCTGCCGATCAGTGCAGAGGTGGTGACCGTGCGGTATCTGTCTCCCCCTTCAATCCAATGGAACTCTGCGGTCACCGCCAGCGCGACCGTCGAGCTTGAGGAAGCGCTGGCGCACGAGTGAGGTAAACGATGCCCGTCAACCGCAAGCAGCAGGTGCTCGCCAAGGTCGAAACCAGCGAGGGCGTGTCGAGCAGCCCTGGCGCAAGCGACGCGATCCTGGTGTTCGACCCGTCCCTGGCCGACAGCGTGGACGTGCTGGACCGCGTTCCAGCAGGCCCCACCCTGTCACGCGACTTCGCCCCTGTCGGTCGCCAGACCCGGCAGATCACGTTCAAGAGCGACCTGCGCGGCAGTGGCGATACGTCCATCCCCATCACCGAGCCCGACTGGGGCATGCTGGCGAAGGCGTGCGGCTACAAGACCGCCACGCTGCAGAAGGTCACGCTGGGCGCAGTGACCGGCACGGGGTTCCAGCCGGGCGAGATCGTTTCGCAGAGCGCGGGCAGCATCCGCGCAGTGGTGGTTGCCGTCCTTCGCACGGGTGCCTTCGTGCAGCGCGGCACGGCCTCGGGCGACATCCTGGTCGTGGCCAAGATCGTGGGCACCCTGACCGCCGCCGCGACCACTGGCGAGTCGAGTGCCAGCAGCAGCACCGCGTCGGCCGTGGCCGCCATGGAAGGCGTCGGCTACCAGCCCACCAGCGAGAAGCTCATCAACATCGTGACGAGCGGCGCGTGGTCGGGTGCTGCACCCGCCGCACTGGGCGAGGTGTTGAAGGTCGAAAACCCTGCGGGCACGCAGGTGGGTGCGGTCCAGATCATCGTCAACAACAGCGGCTTCACCGATGTCGATGTGACCCTGCTGTTCGGGACCATCGCCAACGGCAACACCCTCCGCAGCGCTGGTGGTGGCACGCAGACCATCGGCACCGGACCCACGCAGACCAAGACGCCGAGCCTCACGATCAGGCACAACCTGGACGGGCGGCAGCGCGACCTGCTGGGGGCGCGTGGCGACTTCACGGTCGAAGGCGAGGTCGGCCAGCCGCTGCAGTTCTCGTGGACCTTCTCGGGTGACATCGGCACCACCGTGGACGCGCCAGCGGTCGCCACGTCGGGGCTGTCCACCATCAGGCCGCCGCGCCTCATGGGCGCGTTCTGCCTCTACGGCCTCGGGGCCGAGGTCTTCCGCATCACCACCAAGCGCGTGTCGTTCGCCAACGGCGGCAGCGTCAACCCCAACCTGGACGCGAACCGCACTGGTGGTGCCACGGGGAGCAACATCACCGACCGCGACCCGGCGTTCACGATCTCGGTCGACCAGACGCACAGCGCCTTCGACTGGGAGGCGGCCCGGAACAACGGCACCACGGTACGAGCGGCCTTCCTTCTCGGAACCGCTGCTGGCAACATGATCGCGCTCGTCGCACCGATCTGTCAGGTCACCGAGGTGACCCAAGGCGATGCGGACGGCATTGCGACGTTCGATGTGACGTTGCGGCCGCGCCGCGTGCTGGAGGCGGGTGACGACGAGGTGTTCCTAGTCCAAGTGTAGGAGTCGCAAAGATGGCTGTCGCCCGTTCCGTCCTTGAGGTGTTCGACTACGTGCTGGAGTCCGAGCGCAGTCTGCCGCCAAGCGAGCAGACCGTGTTCACCCTGCGCCGCCTGTCGACGCGCCAACAGATCCGTGCCCAGGCCCTCACCACGAACCAGCCAGCGATGGCCGAGTTCGTGTTGCGCGTGGGCATCTCTGGCTGGCGCAACTTCGCGGACAGTGCGGGCAAACCAGTCCCGTGCGTGCGGATGCCCGGCGTGCAGATGGTGGAGGGCATCGCGGTCACCGAACCGCTGTCGCCCGAGTGCCTGGACCTGCTGCCGCTCGACGCAACGACCGAACTGCTGACGGCCATCATCGAGGGGAACACCCTGACGGCATCCGACGCAAAAAACTGATCCTGGCCGCCGTCGTCGCCTGTGCGCCACGCGGTTCGGGTTTCGAGCAGGACTGCACGCAATGCCACGATCCCGAAAAGCGACGCCTGTGGGGCTGCGACGAACCGGCGGCCGAGCCGTTGGCATGGATCAACCCGTGCCCGTTCTGCGGCGGCACGCGGGAGACGTGCGAGCACTGTCAGGGCACCAACCGAGTGCCTGTGACGCGGTGCCCGAACAAGCTGGTCACGCGCACCGAGCTGGACGTGGTGACGATGTGCGCCCTGGTCGAGAACGGCGTGCTCCCCGACCCAGGTGGGTGGCAGGAGCAGGCCGCCACGTTCACGGCCGCGTGGCCGCTGGTGATGACCGAGATCAACCACTGGCGCGAGGTGCGTCGCGCCCAGGCAATGAAGAAGTGAGGACGTGACCCATGGTGAGCGCCGAACGTCGGATCCTGCAGATCGAGGCGAGGCTCAAGGACTTCCTGTCACGCGATCTCACCAAGGTCGAGCGTGCACTGGTGAGCTTCGGCGTGCGTGGCTCACGTGTGATGCAGGGGCTGGTCGGTGCCACCTTCAACCTCAAGACCGCACTGACCGGGCTGGCGACCGGATATGCGGCGCTGCAGGCCATCAGCCTCGTGCGCAAGTTCGGCGAGGAAGCCGACCAGATGATGGACCTCGCCCAATCGACGGGCGACATGGTGGAGAACCTGAGCGAGCTGGGTGCCGCGTTCAAGGTGCACGCAGGCCCTGGCCTCGACTTTGAATCGACCCTGACCTCGCTGGTGGCCGCGCAGAACAAGGCCGTCAGCGGGAGCGACCGTGCACGCGAGGCGTTCGCTGGGCTGGGCATCTCGATCGACGAGCTGCAGGCCATGGCACCGTCCGAGATGTTCGAACGGATTGCCGGCGGGCTCGACCAGTACGCCACCGCCCAGGAGAAGGCCCTTGCGCTGTCACGCCTGTTCCCCAAGCAGTTCATGCAACTGCTGCCGCTGCTTGGCACGGGCCTCAAGCAGTTCCAGGAGTCGATCAAGGAGGTGCGCGGCCTGGGTGCCACGGTCACCGAGGCCCAGGCGAACACCAGTGCGCGGCTCAACGACTCGCTGACCAAGATCAGCGTGGCGGCCAGCGGCGTCGCTCGTGCTCTCATCGAGGCATTCGGACCACGGACCATCGCGGTGCTGGAGCGCGTGGCCAAGGGGATCGCAGAGAACAAGGAGCAGGTGCTCGCCATCGCCGAGGCCATCGGCAAGGGCATCGTGGTCGCTGTCAACCTTGCCATCGACGCCCTGATCGGACTCATCGGGGTGATCGAGAACATCCCCTTCGTGGATCTGATCGACGAGGACGATGTGCGACAGAAGATCACGGTGATCAAGAACCACCTGCGTGATCTGGACGAGGCGCGCACGGGTTCCAGCACCAAGCGCAAGAACGAGATCCTGGCGATCCTTGGCGACCCTGAGCAGTTTCGCCAGCTCGGTTCCAAGCACGTGCGACGGTTCAAAGAGGAGCTGGAAGCGCTCGACGTTGAGATCGTCAGTGCACGGAGCAAGAAGTGGATCGCCCACCTCGCAGAGCGTGAGAAGGAGATGCTGTCCGAGCTGGCGACGCTTGAGACGACGCTGCAGGACGGCGTGGCTGGCGCGCTGCAGAAGGCCCGCGAGCGCCTGGGCCGCGAGCTGGACCTTGCGACCAAGGACATCAAGAAGGGGGCGACTGGAGGCACCGCCGCAGTGGAGAAGCTGGGCCTGCCGTCGCTCGACACCCTGCAGCAATATGCAGCCGAAGCTGGCCGCGTGATCGCAAGCGTCGCCAAGGACGCCGGGTCGGTGTTTCGCAAGCCGACGAACAAGGCGCTGCCGCAGCCGTTGGAGCAGCAGGCCGACCCGCGTGCACGGCTTGCCGTCCTCCAGCAGCTCGGGTCGCTCGCTTCCGACCTCGGCCCTGTGCAGGACGCACTTGCCGACATCGAGCGCCAGAGCGTGATCCTGTCGCTCGCCGAGGCCAAGGAGCAGGGCACCATCAACGCGAAGGAGCTGGCCGACGCGATCGCCTGGGTGAACCTGCAGTTCGAACGCACGAAGCAACTGGTGTCAGGCGGCAGCTTCTTCGACGGGTTCTCACGTGGTGCGCGCAAGGCACTGCGGTCGTGGACCGACTTCACTGCGGCTGGCGAGGAGGCTGCGGCGACGCTCGTGGACGGCGGGCTCAACGGCCTGACCGATGCGTTCGCCGACATCATCACCGGCACCAAGAGCGCCAAGGAGGCGTTCAAGGACTTCGCCAAGGCGATGCTGGCCGACCTCGCACGCATCATCGCCAAGATGATCGTCATGCAGACCCTGCAAGCGATCTTCGGTGCAGAGAAGGGCGGCGTGCTTCCTGCAATGGAAAAGGGCGGCGTGATCCAGGCGTTCGCCAGTGGCGGCGTCAACCGCAACGGCGGCGTGGCGCGCAGGCCGACCGTGCTGTTCGGCGAGGGCAAGACCGCAGAGGCGTTCGTGCCGCTGCCCGACAACAGATCGATCCCCGTGTCGTTCGTCGGTGGAGGCCCGAGCGGTGGGAACAACGTGAACGTCAACATCACCGCAATGGACAGCCGCGACGTGAGCCGGGTGTTGCTGGAGCAGCAGGGCACGCTGCGCAACATCTGGACGAACCAGCTTGAGACGAAGCACGGCATGCGTCAGGTGGTTCGGAGGACCGCAGGCTGATGGTCGAGATCCGCTATGGCGACGTGATCCCGCAGCCCGGCGCGGTCAACATCACTGGCATCGGCATGCAGCCTGGGCCTGTTGGTGGCGATGGCTGGCAGATCGCACACCGACTGCCGCAGGACCGCCTTCCTGCTGGCACCGGGCGCTACGCGATCATCGTGACCGGCAAGATCGGCCACGTGCACCGATCGGGTGCGGTGCCACAGCGAGGCGTCATCCAGGTGTGCCTCGGCCACGACACCGGAGCCATCTCACCGATCCACAAGGTCAACATCCCCGTCGGCGAACAGCTCGGGGAGACCGAGGGCATCCCGTTCATGTTCGTGGTGCTGATGAACTCGTCGCCATCGATCAGCGACCCGTTCTTCGGCAACACCTTCAACAACTCAAGCGGTGCGCGGTTCTGCCTGTGGGCGCGCACGTACTGGAACGGCGACTCGCCGCAATATGCGGTCAGCTTCGACATCGCCGACGTGGGCTGGTTGTGGTGGGACACCGATCGCATCCCGTCCACCGACCAACTGACCGAGCACTACCACCCTGCGGTTCCTGTGAGTCTGACGACCACGCTCGCGGGCGTGTTCGTCACCAGCAACAGCCCCGGCCTCGTGAACCAGAAATGGCTCCACTTCATGGCCCTCACCTACGAGCCGCGACAGCACCTCGCCAACGCCCCTCGCTTCGACTTCGGCTGGAGCCCAACGCCGGGCTCGTTCACCGGATACACGGCAACGGTGGGCACCAATGGGCGATGGGGGCAGATGCGTGCACTGCCGACCGCAGGTGCAACCGAGGAGGCAACGCTGTCGCAGGGGTGCTTCTGGTATCAGCAGAGGCCGACCGGCGTGTTCCTGCCCGGCCTGCGCGGTGCCGATCGACAGTCCGGCACGGCCACACGTGTGCGGCGCGTGTGCTACGTGGGCGTGCGCCTCGACAACCTGCTCGACGTGTTGCAGCGCACCGAGACCGAGGTGGTCAATGCAACGTGCAACCTCAACGGATACCCCTCGTGGCCCGACGTGTACGTGCCGCTGGAGCGGCCTGCGACTGGCACCGTCAGTCTGCCCTGCGTGCTGACGCACGGCATCGTGCAGACCACCGGACGCCAGAGCTACGACGCGGGCATCAACACCAACCTCGGGACCGTGCTCGACTTCGTTGAGATGTGCGCGCAGTCCGACGCCGCCAAGCAGGAGGGGGTGAGTGCCATGGCGTTCTCGCCCCTGGGCCTGTCACCGACCGAGCCAGACATCCAGTACCGGGCTCTCTGGATCGGGTTCCACAACGCGCCGCCGCTGCCATTGAACGTGCGCGACATCACGATCGTCTCGTTCTACATGGTGCGCGACCCCGAGGTGCTGCCCAACGTGCCACCCGCTGTCGGCCCGCCGCTGGTGCTGTCGCCAGGGCGTGAGAGCGCCAACCCGGCGAGCCTGCTGCAGCTCCCCATCAAGCCCGATGGCTCGATGCCCGAGGACAGCGCACGCGAGGAGGCGCGCATCGACGGTGCGACTGGCTACTCGCGCACGTGGCCGCTGTTCGCCAAGGTGCGGCGCACGTTCACGCTGTCGTGGTCGCGCCTGTCCGAGTCGCAGGCCACCACGCTCTACGGCTTCCTCCGCGACAACCCGGCCTTCGCGTTGCGGCCGCACCGCGCCGCAGCCGACATCGCGGTCGTGCAACTGGACGCACCACTGCGGCAACAGGTCTCGGCGCACGTGTTCTCGATGGTCGTGCGGTGCGTCGAGCTGATCTGGACCAACTGACGCCATGCCCATCACCCTGCCCGCATCGTTCAAGACCGAGATCGAGCGCCCGCACGGCGTGTCGCCCATGGTCTGGTTCGTCGAGCTGCAGCTCGCCCGCGCTTACAACGTGGGCCTGACGGTCGTTCCCGACACGATCGTTCGGGTCACCAGCCACCACACGCAGATCGCTTGGCCGGTGTCGAGTCCAGGCTCGGAGACCTGGGACCCGTTCAACTTCACGTTCACGCCGATCGAGCAGGACCAGGAAGGCAACCTGCCGCAGATCGACCTGTCGGTCGACAACTCGACGCGACTGCTGATGCGCTACCTGCACAGCGGCTTCGGGCTGGAGGGCAACTACTGCAGGATCTACCTCGTGCCCGGCAACGGCCTGTCGATCGCCCACCCGAACCACGAGTATCAGCGGTGGGACCTGACGGTCGCTGGTGTGGTGGCCAACGACGAGGCCGTGACCTTCCGACTGGAGCGCGCCAACTTCTTCACGCGCCAAGCGCCGCAGGATCGCTACGTCGCATCGCGGTGCCGATGGGAGTTCGGCAGCACCGAGTGCGGCTACATCATCAACGACGTTGCGGGCTACACGTCGTGCCCCAAGACGGTCGAGGCGTGCATCGCACGTGGCGAGGACCATGCGTCTCGTGGCCTTCCCGTGTTGCACCCGCGCAGGTTCGGCGGGTTCCCTGGCATCCCGAGGCAGCGGTGAACCTCGCCGACGTTCGGCGCACCCCATACGTGCTCGGCGGGCGCGAGCCGGGCAAAGGCCTCGACTGCCTGGGCACGGTGCTGGTGATCGCTGGCCGCATGGGCTTGTGTGCCGCTGACCCGTGGTCGTCGATCGCCCAGGCGTGGAGCAAGAGCACCCTGCACGTGCCGTGCGGCTTCCCGCCGTGTTGGTTCCGCCTGACGGATGGCCAACCTTTGCGCGAGGGAGACGTGTTGCTGTTCTATGGCACCCACCCATGGTCAGCCATCGTCTGCGCTGGCCTTGTGTGGAGTGCTGACCCAGGCGTTGGCGTCTACTGCAGGCCGCTCGCTCGCTGGGAGCGACGCCCTGCCGAGGTCTGGCGACATGATCCGGCTGCACATCAAGAAGGGCCTGCTCGGTGAGGACGGCGCTGAGACCGTCCAGCTTGAGCCTCTGGTTGGGCTGACGCCGCGCAAGCTGCTGGAGTCCTTCGCACGGCACTTGCCGTCCAGCGTGCCGATCGACGTGGGCCTGGGCGGCAACCTGCTGACCGACGACCAGCTCGACGTTGAGCTGCAAGACGGCCAGGACGTGTTCCTGGTGCCGCGAACCACGTTCGGCCTCGACCTCGTGGCGTTGCTGGTCTACGCGGTCGTGATGGCGGTGGTCAGCTTTGCCGTCAACTACCTGATGAGCACGCTGTCGCCACGGCCGAAGCCGCCGGGCGTGCCCCAGGAGCGTGGTGACGAGTCGTCACCGACCTATGCGTGGGACGGCATTCAAACCAGCTACGGCCAGGGCTTCCCGGTGCCGTTCGTGTACGGGCGGCACGCTGTGGGCGGGCAGGTGATCTACACCGATGTCTATGCGAGCACCGCAGGCGGAACGCTCGACGACCGCCTCAAGATGGTGCTGGCACTGTGCGAGGGTCCAATCGCCCGCGTGGGCGATGTCACCGCCACGGAACTCAACGGCCTGGGCGGCCTCACTGGCGTGATCCCTGGCCCGCCGATCCCGAACCACATCCGCGTCAACAACAACCTGCTGCAGAACCAAGCGGTGGGCATCCCCACCACGAACATCAACTGCACCGCGTGGTCGCCTGTCGCCACGTTCACAGTGGGCGCGGTGCTGACGGTCAAGAGCGCTGGCACACCAGTGGGCACCGTCCAGGTGCTGGACGTGCGCAACCCGCAGCGCACCGATCTCGACCTTGTGCTGGTGTCAGGCACCATCGCCATCGGCAACACGCTGCACGACATCGGTTCCTTCGCGCCGCAGCCAACGGCCACGCTGACGCTGGTGACCACCATCATCAGGGTCAACCAGACGCCGGGCGTGCGCGTGTGGATCAGGCCCGGCACCCTGGACCAGACGCCGCTGCCCAGCAACCCGTTCCGTGGTGCGTCGGTCACGTTCACGCCCAACATCCAGCTCAACGAGGTCTCCGATGAGTCGGTGTTCACGTACGGCGGGACCGAGCAGATCACCACCATCGGGTTCGTGGTCGCGTTCCCCGCTGGCCTCTACGCGCTCGACCCGCAGGGTGCGCAGCTCGCCTACCCTGTCCTCGTCGAGTTCTACTGGCGACCGCAGGGCACCACGGCATGGCGCAGCTTCTACGCGCCAGGGACCAGCACCCAGGTCAACAGCCGCAGCATCGGCAGCACGCCGCGAGTCGGGCCTGTGTTGGAGTCATGGGGTGCGGACCTTGCGTCGCTGCAGGGATACCCCGAGCGCGGGCCGATCGAGGTCAGGATGGTGCGTCGCTCGCCAAGCGGCGGCACCAACGCCATCAGCGGCATGGTGTGGCGCAACGTGTTCTTCAACACGGCCCACACGTTCGCCTATCCCCGCGTCGCCCTGATGGGCATGGAGCTGTCTGCTGGTGCTCGCTTCTCTGGCGGCCTGCCCAACGTGACCGTGCGGGTTGACGGTCTGCTGGTGCGCCTGTGGGACCCGACGCACGGGTTCTCTGCGCGCACGTGGGACGCATTCACATCGGGCAACTGGGCCTTCTCGACCAAGCCGCCAGGGCGCAACCCCGCCTGGATCCTGCTCGACTTCTTCACGAGCCCATGGGGCTTGGGCAAGTGGATCAAGGACGCGGACCTCGACCTTCCGTCGTTCCGCCGCTGGGCCGCGTTCTGCGACATGGACCCGTCGCCCGGCACCCCGTGGAACGAGCCTGCGTTCCAGTGCGATCTCGTTGGCGACTCGCCGCGCCCGGCCTGGGAGTGGGTGCTGACCATCTGCGCCGCAGGCCGCGCCTCGCCAGTGGTGCGCAACGGCAAGATCGGCGTCGTCTACCAATACCGCGACACGCACTTCGATGCGGGCATCGGTGTGGCCGCCAAGGCACCCGTGCAGCTCCTCACCAGTTCGTCAGTCGAGAAGGTGCAGGTCACGTGGTTGCCCAAGGGCAGCAGGCCCACCGCCTACCTGTTCCAGTTCCTCAACGCCACCAACCTCTACGTGCAGGACGTGCTGCCGGTCGAGGACAGCGAGGGCACGCTCAACGACCCGAGCGCACTGATCAAAGAGCAGTGGCGGCCCGAGACCGTGCAGGCATACGGGGTGACGCGGCCGTCACAGCTTTTCCGCGAGGGTGTGTACCGGCACCGAGTCAACCGCCTGATCCGCCGCGAGCTGCAGTTCACGGCTGGCAGGTGGGCGCTCGCCGCAGAGGTTGGCGACCTGATCGAGTTCGAACACGACGTGCTGCGGCCGTTCGACGCCGACGTGCCGCTCAACATGGTGGTCTCTGTCGGCGGCAGCGCAGTGTCGGTGGTCACCGTCGACCACGTGGCCACAGGTGCCACCGCCATCGTGATGCGCGACGCGGACGGCAAGCCGGTCACGCGCACCATCACTGGCACGGTCGTGGTGGGGTCGACCACGCAGCTCACCCTCAACGCGCCGGTCACAGTCGCAGCGGGTGCCACGTGCGTGCTGGGCCTCGCCTCCAAGCTGACCGAGATCTACGAGGTGGTCGCCATCTCGTTGCAGAAAGACCTCAAGCGCGAGGTCCGTGCGGTGCAGTGGGTGCCCGAGGTTCACGACGAAGTGACGCCCGCCGAGTATGCGGCGGGAGGCATCGACGGTGGCGTTGACGGCCCCGAGGGCTTCCTCGACCAACCTGACGAGGGTGAGCCGACCGTTTCCGACCTGCAGGTGGTGGTCATGCGCGACGGCACGCACCGGATCGCCTGGACCAAGCCGCCGAACCGCGCCACGGCATCGGTGCGCGTCTACGTCAGGACCGACGCGACCATCGGCTGGTCGCTGGTGGGTGAGACCGCCACCAGCGACATCGGGTGGCTCGGGTGCACCGCTGGGGTCCTGTACTCGATCAGTGCGTGCCTGGAGGGGAGCAACGGCCAGCACCCGACACCAGACGACGGCGCGCAGCTTCGATTCACCGCACCCGAGTTCCCGCCGTTCGCGCCGCCCAGTGTCACCAACGCCCGCGCCGTGGCCCTCGACGACCTTGTGCTGGTGCAGTGGGACGACCTGGACCTGCGGGACCTGGACACCTACGAGCTGCGCCTGGGCAGCAACTGGACCGCCGGGCGTGTGCTGCACCGATCGCGTGCGCCTCGCGCACTGCTGGCCAACGCGCCAGGGAGCGGCACCGTGCTGGTGGCGGCGCGCAGCACCAGCGGTCTCTACGGCAACCCGGTGCCGCTGACCTTGCCCACCTGGACGCCGCGCAACACGGTCGCCGCAGTGAGCGACGACGACCTTGCACCATCACCCGCTGGCACCCACACCGACACCGAGTTCTCTGGTGGCCGACTGCAACTCCAGGCGGGCAAGCTGACGGGCAACTACGTCAGCCTCGCCCAGGACGTTGGCTATCAAGCGCCGATCTACTGGCAGGTCCGTCTGCTGGGGTCCGAGATCGAGAACGCACCCGTCAACGAACTGCAGGTGCAGGTGGCGAGCGGCGAGGCGCGATGGTGGACGGTCGACGGTCGGCCTGCGAGCCCAGGGTCGCCGGGCATCGACTGGCAGACCAAGGTCGACGACCTCGCCAAGCCCATCGACGACCTGCGCTCAGAGCTGCTGGTGCACGGCCACGTCGGCGAGGTCGGGTCGCACACGCGCATCTTCGTCGAGTCCAGGTTCGAAGTGGGTGGCGTGTGGACCGCCTACTCCGAGCACACCGATCGCACCGTGGTCGCCCGCAAGATGCAGGTGCGGATCACCCTCAACCGTGCGAGCACGCGCTACGAGCCCCGCGTGACCGCTTTGACCTACGTGGGCTCGATCTAGGGTTCCAATGTCGCAAGCCTACTCCATGCCCCCGCTGGGCACCGACTTCGTGCACACGGTGCTCAAGGGCACCATGCCAGACGCTTTCGAGGCGCTGCGCACCTGCTTCTCTGGTGCGACCGAGCCCAGTGCGCGCACGCCCTACCAACTGTGGGCCGACACCACGACGGGCTTCCTCAAGATGCGCAACGCAGCGAACACGGCCTGGGTCAAGGTCGTGCCGCTGGCGACCGATGGCGTGCTGCAGCTCCCCAACCTGTTCGACACCGTGGCCTCGCTGTCGGCGTCGTCAGGTCCGCACAAGGTGGGCGCGGCCCCGCGAGCTGGCACCATCCTGCGCGTGTGCGTGCTGTCGGAAACCGCCAGCACCAGCAGCAGCGGCAACGAGTGGCAGTTCGTGCTCAACAAGCGCACCAACGCATCCCCAGGTTCCACGGTCGCCCTGTTCTCGGCCACGGTCGGCACGTTCACGAGCCTCGTGGGCGTTGGTGGCGGTGCCGAGTTCGTGGCGCACAAGGTCTACGAGCTGACACCGAACCAGAACGCCACCGTGGCGGCGAAGGACGTGCTTGAGCTGACCCTGACCAAGCTGGGCACCGCGACCACCATGACCAACGTGCGAGCGTGGGTCGAGATGGAGTAGGCTGACGCACCATGCCAACCGTCGACCTGATGGGTGAAGCAGTGGACGTCGGCGACCTGTACGTGGTCGCCGGAATGGTCCAGCGTGTCGACGGCGACAACGTGGTCATCGTGACCGGCCTCAACGGCGAGCACGCGATCCGCGTGAACGCCACGCAGGTGGCCAACCTGCAGACCATCATCGACGGCCTTGGTGGTGGTGGTGGTGGTGCACCGACCACCGCCGACTACCTCGTCAAGACGGCCAACGCTGGCCTCTCTGCAGAGCGTGTCGTTGGCGACTCGACCTCGGTGACGGCGAACTGGGCAACTGCTGGCGCGGTGTCGTTCGAACGTGCGGCCCTGACCGGCGACGTGACCGCATCGGCCAACAGCAACGCCACCACCATCGCGGCCAACGCAGTCACGTTCGCCAAGATGCAAGACATCGCCACCGACACCCTGATCGGTCGTGCGACTGCTGGCACTGGCGACCCCGAGGCGATCACGTGCACGGCCGCAGGTCGGGCTCTGCTGGACGATGCGAGCGCCGCAGCGCAGCGCACCACGTTGGGCCTGGGACCGCTTGCGACCGCAGGCACGCCGCTGGCCATCAGCCTGGGCGGCACCGGACAGACCACGGCGATCGACGCCTACACGGCCCTCGCGCCCGCGAGTGGTGGCAGCCCTGGGTTCGTTGCGTTGGACGCAGACATCAACACCTGGGTCTTCTTCGACCTGTCGGGCTGGCCTGACGGGTCGCTGGTCCAGAAGGACAGCGGCGTCGCGGGCACGCAGCTCAAGTACTTCACGCCCGGCGCACTGGCGAGCCTGAGCACCATCAACAACGCGCAATGGAGTGGCACCGACCTCGCAGTGTTGAACGGCGGCACGGGTGCGAGTGACGCGACCAACGCACGCGCCAACCTTGGCGTGCCACCAAGCACGCGCAACCTGACCGTCAGTGCCCCGATCACGGGTGGTGGTGACCTGAGCGCCGACCGATCCTTCGGGTGGGACGGCACCACCGCACTGGATAACAACGCCCGCGTGGCGGTCGAGAACAACGGCACGCTGGTGGGCACGCGCCGCACCATCAACTTCATCCCCGGCACCAACGTGACCCTCAACATCGCCGACGACGCCGGCAACGAGGAGGTGGACGTGACCATCAACGCAAGCGGTGGTGCTGGCCTGGAGGACTTCAACGTCCGCAAGCGCGTCTCACTGAGGATCTGACGCCCATGATGTTGCTGACCACCACCACCTCGATCCTGGAACTCAAGACCGGAGGCGCGTCGAAGATCGATTGGACCGCGAGCTGGGTCGACATGACCAGCAGCGCGTTCACACCAGACGCCAGCGACGGCACTGTGTCGTCTGCAACGTCGACCACGCTGATCGCAGCACCTGCCGCATCGACGCAGCGGCAGGTCAAGTTCATCTCGTTGCGGAACGTCGGCGCGTCCAGCAACGTGGTCACGATCCAGAAGGACGTGAGCGGCACCGACCGCGAGATCCTGGTGATGACCCTGCTGTCAGGTGAGGCGCTGCACTACACGGACGGCCAGGGCTGGGTCGCGTTCGACGCCAACGGCAACCGCAAGCAATCGGTCATCCAGATCCTGCCAGTGCCAGCGGCCCAGATGTCGCCCATCTTCGCCACGGCCAACCTCACCAGCGTCAAGACCATCACCAGCACCAACACGTTCGCGCTCTACATGGGCAAGGCCCCGCGTGCGTTGACCAGCGTGCAGATGCGTCTGCGTGTGACCACGGCCGTGGCGACCATCACCTGGGCCGAGGTCGCGCTGGCCAAGGGCGCGCCCGTGGTCGCAGGCAACCCGACCCTGACCACCGTGGGGTTCCTCGACGTGTCGGCCAGCCACAACAGCACCGGCCAGAAGACGCACACGCTCACCGTGGCCAGCGGTCAACAGGTGGCCGAGGGCGACGACCTGTGGCTGCTGATCGGGTGCAACGCGACCACGGCCACCGTCGTGCGAGCGCAGAGCATCGCCGACGACCTGCAGTCAGGGTTCCAGGGCAGCGCTGTCATGCGTCCCTCACTCAACGTGGGCACGGGCGTGGTGTTCACCATCGAAGGCGCGACTGCCCTCGCCGCTTGGCTGGCCATCATCTACTGACCGAAACGACCCCATGCTCAACCTCACCGCTCTCCTGTTCCCGGCGATGGTTCCAGCCACGCTGACCGGCTTCTTCATGGTCGTCGAGACCGAGAAGGACTCCACCATGGCCAAGGCCGTCGAGCTTGGCATCGCTGGTCTGGTGGTGTTCCTGGTCACCGCCCCACTGATGCGCTGGGTGTTGAGTCGCCTCGACGCGCAGCAGAAGCAGAACGAGCGGCTGATCGAGTCGCTGACCGCCAGCGTGCGCGTGGGGCAGCGCGAAGGTGCCGTGCACGCCAAGGCGGTCGAGTCACTGCTGGAGGAGATGCGCGAGCTGCGCGTCCAGCTCGACCACCTGCCCCACCGCATCGCGGAGCACCTGGACGAACGCACCCGCCGCGCCACACCGGAGCGGCACAACCCGAAGGAACCGACCCGATGAAGACCACCATGCTGCTGCTGTTGCTCGCCGTGTGCTGCTTCTCGTTCGCAGCATGTGCGACGCCCGAGCAGACCACCGCAGCCGTTGCCGTTGTGGGGGCGACCGCCACCGCACTGGTCGACGCGCTTGCACCACTGCTCCCACCTGAGAAGGTGGCTGCGCTGCAGGCGACCGCAAGCTCGATTGACGGAACGGTGCAGGCGACCGCGCAAGCGTTCCACACCGTGGCCGAAGCGATTGCGCAGATGAAGGCCAGTGCAGCAACCAACGCCGCAGCGCTCGCCGACGCCACCCACAAGCTGGAGCTGCAGGTCGCAGGTGCGCCGACCCAGGAACAGCTTGTCGCCTACAATGCCGGCACGGCCGCGATCACCCTGGCGGCCTCTCGCGGCATGGCCGCCATCAAGCACGGCAAGGTCGGCCGCATGGCGCAGCCTGCGTGACCTGGGCCTGGGCCTCGCGCAAGGCCCAGGTGGTGCCGCAGCAGGTGTTGGCCTCCCCAGGCCCACCCACCCGCCCCGTGCCGCGAGTTCGGGGGTGGCCACCCCACCCCCTGGAGCCCGGTCCAGCGCAGGGCGATGCCGTAAGTCTCGCAACCTCGGCACGATCGGGGCACCCCCGAAATCGGTGACCCTTGCTTGACCTTCGGTTGACCCGTTTCCGATGATGTGCGGGTCGGCCAGCGGGCCGACCGGCAGGCCCTGTGCGCCGACAGCCGTGTCCTTGACAGCCCTGGTGACCCGAACCCGAACGCCGGGACCCGCGACGATACGAGCGGCCGACGTGAAGGTGCACCACCCGCGCAACGGGTGGCGGGCAGCGGTCCAGGTGGTGGAGCCACCTGCTGACGACGTGCAACGCACGGCCCCGCAAGGGGTGCCCCATCAGATCACCAGGGGCGAAACCGCGAAGTGATGCCATGAAAGCCAACTCTGACAACCTGTCCGAAGCCAAGAAGGCCGCAGCCATGAAGCGTGAGGCTGCGATGAACGAGGCTCGGCGCATCAAGTACGGCGTGGTCCGCATGTCGCCGGTCAAGGTGCAAGACTGCGGCGTGCCCGCCGACCTGGAGCCGATCACAAAGCAGCAACTGGCCGCCCTGCGCCTGCTGTGGAAGGCGGCGGTCGCCGAACGCAAGGCCCTGCAAGCGGCGCAGGCCGCCGGGTGCTCCGACCTGGAGGGCCAGCTCAAGGCTGCCCAGCGAAAGGAGGACGTGCGCGAGCAGGCGTTCCACAACGCCACCCGTCAGGCCGCTTCGAACAAGTTCGTCGTTGAGTGCCACCTGCAGCGCTCGGGGTGGTCGTCGTGAGCGCCTTCTTCACGGGCGACGTGGTGGTGGCTTCGGCCACCACCCAGGGCATGACCAAGGGCGAGCGCTACGTCGTGGTCGACTACGAGGAGCGCAGCACGCCGTTCGGCAAGGTGGTGACCTACATGCTGCAACGTGGCGACGACAGGTTCCCGGTGGGCAACCTTCACCTGCTGGCCTCCAAGGTTGAGGCCACTGCGAAGGACCGGGTTCGCATCCGGGTGTTGAAGCCCAGGTGGGACGCGGACGCCGAGGAGTGGGTGGTGGTCACCAAGATCAACGGCGAGGAGTGCGAGGCCCGCACCTACTTCACCACGGACTGCGAGGACGCGATGAACACCTACAAGGCATTGGTCGAGGCGGCCAAGAAGGAGCAACTGTGAGCACGCTCAACGCAAAGCAGGTCGATCTGCTGTCGCTGGTGTGGTACGCGAACGAGGCGGTCGTCTACGGCCGCGCCGCCTCGGCCACCGCCGAGGCCCTGGTTGAGCGTGGCCTGCTGATGCAAACCGGCACGCAGGCCACCATCGTGATGGGCAAGGTTGAGAAGCGGCCTCGGTTCATGCTGACCGACAAGGGGGCGCTTGCCCTGCACGAGCACATCATGCAGGTGCCCACCAACCTGCGGAGGTGCTTCCCATGAGCACCCACCCGATCCGTGCCCTGTTCGATGCCGACGATCGGTTCGGCGACCTGCTGCGCAGCGTCTACGGCGACGCAGCGTGCGAGATCCGCTACCGGCCACGAGCCTGGACTGAGGAGGTCCGGGCCGCCTGGGCCGAGGTGCAGAGACTGCGCGAGCCCGCGATGGCGGTGCTGCGCGGCGAGGCGAAGGCCACGGCGGCCCAGTGACAGCCGTGGCAACCATTGCCGGCAAGCCCTACCGGCGCGACCGAGTGCACGTTGCACGAGGCGCACAACCAACAGGGCAGTGGAGATTGAGTCATGGCACACGAGTTCGAAAGTGGTTTCGTCGTTCGGGAGCAGGCGTGGCACGGTCTGGCGGTGGTCCTGCAGGACAACCCCAGCATCGAGGACGCCATCGTGAAGGCGGGTCTCGACTGGAACGTGGTCGAGGGCGAACTCACCACCAACGTGATGACCGCCCAGGGCGTCGGCCCCGTGGCGGTCAAGGGTTGGAAGGCGCTGCTGCGGGACCGCGACAACGCGGTGCTCGGGGTGGTGACCGACCAGTTCAACCCGTTCCAGAACAAGGACGCCTTCGGGTGGTTCGGTGAGCTGGTGAAGGACGGCACGTGCCGCATCGAGACGGCTGGCTCGCTGCAGGGTGGTCGCAAGGTGTGGGTGCAGGCCCGCTACGCTGACGCGATCGAGGTCACGGACGGCGATGCGCTGATCCCCTACCTGCTGTTGGCCAATGGCCACGACGGCAAGATGAGCCTGCGGATCATCAACACGCCCACGCGGGTGGTGTGCTGCAACACGATGCAGGCGGCAGGTGCCGTCGAGGACGGCGACGCCGAGGGTGATGACGCGATCGCGGCCAAGGGCTTCGCCATCAGCCACAAGGGCGACGTGCGCGCCAAGGCCGAGGCGGCGCGTCGTGCGATCGTGGCCATGAACCGCGAACTCAAGGTGACGGTCGACGCCTATCGCAAGATGGCCGGTCTCCCTGTGACCGAAGACTACGTGCGGCGGCTCGCCAAGGAGCTGTTCGATGCGGACTACATCAAGGCCAAGGACCTGATCGCCAAGTTCCGGGTGCGCGAGGAACAGGCCGACGTCTCGATCCGCGAGCAGACCCGTGCGGCGATCGCCGACCTGGAGAAGCTGCTCAACAACACGGGGCGCGTCGAGAAGGTGATCGTCGACTCGTTCCACAACGGCCCCGGCGCTGACCTCGCTGGTGAGACCGCCTGGGGAGCGTTCAACGCGGTCACGGACTACCTGGACCACAAGGTCAGCGGCGGCCAGGACCGCCGCATGGCATCGAGCTGGTTCGGTGAGGGGGCGCGCAAGCGCCGCAAGGCGTTCGACCTGATCGCTTCGACCCTGTGACACAGGTGCCGACGTGGCCAAGCGACACGAACGTCGTGAGCTGCTGACCCTGCTCCGCAAGCTGTTGGAGCAGGGGTGGTCGGTGACGGAGACGGCGCGTGGGCACTTCCGGTGCCGCGCGCCTTCCGGCGCTGTTGTGTTTGCTGGAGGCAGCGGCGACTGGCGCGCGCTGCACAACTCAAGGTCTCTACTGCGCCGAAACGGCGCGAAGGTGTGAACCCATGAAGAAGGACAACAGGAAGCGGGGCACCGAGTGCGGCGACCCCGATTGCCCTTGCACGATCACGCGCAAGGCGATGCAGAACCGCAAGGACGGCGACGAGCTGTTCCTCGTTGGTGGTGGCCAGGGCAGGTCGGCCGAGGACCTGGAACGCGATGCAATGGGCGCTGCGGGCGTCTTCGGCATCGTGGTGGTGGCTGGTGTTGCGTGGGGCATCGTGTGGCTCGTGCTGCGAGCAGGTGGTGTGCTGTGAGCACCATCACCAAGAAGAAGGCCACCACGTGGCACGGCGTGTTCGACCTTTACCTGGGCACCCAGGTGGAGCTGGCCGCTCGACTCGGCCTCACCAAGCAGGGCCTGTGGAACCTGCGCAACCGAAAGCACGTGAAGGTGCCTGCAGCACTGGTGGCCAAGCTGGCCGCCGCTCTGCGGACCACCAACACGGGCGAGAACGGCCCCAGGGTGCGCGAGCTGCTGGTGCTGTGGCACGGAGGTGCGTCGTGAGACTCACCTGCGATCAGAAGGCGGCGGCCCTGGCGCAGAAGCCCAAGGGCGCGTCGCTGGTGCGGTGCCCTGGCATGCAGTGGGGCGTCGTGTGGTTCGACGAAACGCAGCCGCGCCGCGAACGGTGGCGCTCGCAACTGCTCTGCAAGGTGGTCCCCTCGGCCACCGGCACCGTGTTGTCGTTCGCTGGCCTCGCCCTGGTGCACCCGTCGCCGTGGGACGTGTGGTGGAGCGGCAACGAGTTCGGCGCGGCCACGCGCCGACACGTTGTCGAGCTGCTGCACGCGGAGGCATCGCTGTGAACTCGACGCGCTTCAACCTGGGCGTCTGGACCACGGCGCTCGTCGAGGCCATCACCGCGAACAACGTGCGCAGGATCGCAAGCCTGTGCGACGCCGCTCGCGTGGCTGGACTCAACTACCGCGACATCGCCGACATCGCGTGTCGCTCTGCGGGACTCAACGCAGCAGCGTGGGACGCGCTGCTCTACGAGGCCGACACGGCCGAGGGGGAGTCGTGAAGCACCCCGACGAGATTGCAGCGTGTGCGCGGCGTCTGGCGGCGAAGATGATCGCTGACCAGAGGGTCAACTGCATGCTCACCATCGTTGGCGTCAACAACGTGACCGGCGACGTTGCGACCGACCTGCGATCCGAGATGGACAGCGACGACTTCACTGTCGTCGTGGTGGCGAAGCGCGGCGCTGCGATGCAGCTCATGGGTTGGCTTGACGACAACGGACCTCCCAGGTCCGTCGAAGCAGTGCCAGCACCGGAGGTGCCGCGATGAACGCCATCAGCACCGACAAGCGGTTCGAACGTGTGCTGCTGGTGGGCAACCGAGCGGTCTACGATGCGTTGGTGACCCTGCGGTCGCCGTTCCGCGTCTACGTGGTGTGCGCCTTGTGCGACCACGTGCTCGCCCGATACCGGCCAAGCGAACGCGAGACTGCGATGTCCGTGGCGTGCCGCACCAGTGCAGGCACGCACCCGAGCTGCACCGGGAGGCGATCGTGACCGCCTGGGCCGAGGAGATGGGAGCCGCCTACTGTGCGGGCCTGGACGGGCTGCCCTGCCCCAACGACTTCCGAGCCTGTTGGGAGCAGGGCGTGGCGCACCGCCAGGGTTGGCGGTGGGAGCCCGACAACCACCTGCGGCGCGAGTGGAACGCCCAGCGGCGGCAGGTGGCGTCGTGAGGCCCTGGCGTATCGAGGTCCGCCGCAGCGTGACACGTGCAAACGTGTACGAAGGCGGCTCGACGACGTTCGACTGGGTGCCGATGCCTGGAGCGCCTGCCTCGTTCGCAACGAGGCTGCATGCGATCAGGTGGTTGCTCGGTGGGTGCGACAAGGACCTCCAGTCTGCTCCCGATGCGTTCCTGTTGCGCCACTGGCGCGCTCCCATGTGGCGCAACAGCCACAGGGTGGTCCGATGCACGTGACCATCGAACTCGACCCGGCCTCGCGCATGGACGTGCGGCTCGCCAGCGGGCGCACGGCCACCGAGGCCCATGACGTTGGCTGGCGGGTGCTGGCCGTGTGGTCCCGCCTGCCCAGCGGCAGGCCGTTGGTCGAGCACCTGTCGGTCAGCACGTGGCGCGGGCCGTACCGCGCCGCCCCTGGCGACCTGCTGACGGGCATGGTCATCGAGGGGGCACGCCGTGCGTTCGTGCGCCTGATCGACCCCACCCTGTGAGGGTGGACCGCTGCCCAGGTCACCAGGGCCGCAGGACTGCGCGACGTTGCCCCGTGGTTGCGCGTTGTGGCTCGCCGCCGACCGTTGGCCGCCCCCCCAGCCGATCGTCGAACCTGGGGCATCCTGGGCGCTGGCCGCACCCGGCGACCGAGGCCCAGGTGGGGCAGGCCGCCCAGGGTACCGAGTACCGCACCCTCGCCCTTCCGGTACCACCAAGCCCAGCACCAGCAGGGGCTCTCCCACCCCAGCAGGCGAAGCCCTCCAGAATCCCCCCCTACCCCCCCTTGGTGGGCAGGCGGGCAAGGTGGGGCACGCTACCGACCTGCGAACCAGCGAGACAAGCCCCCAGGTCTTGCGATGCGAGCCGTGTTCGGCTACACCCCCTTGCGCGCAGCACCACCCGCAGGGGGTCCCGCGCATCGCAGCAGGTTGCGCGGAGGCTCCACCCCGTGCGGCCACCACCTGCGATCGGACCCCCAGCACCCTCCCGCAGCAGCCGCCCCGACGCCCGGCCGTGCCATCACCAGCACGAGCCGGGCGTCTCCTTGTCCGTGCTTGACCGTGGTCGCGTGACCCGTTACGGGCGGCTCCCCCGCCGGGTGGTGCCGGCGGCCAACGAGGTGCTGCCGTGGATCGAGTGGAGCAGGTGCTGACCGCAGGTCGGCGTGAGTGGTCCGACGAACTGGAGGCCGTGAGCGGCATCCTGGGCGCGGCCGGTGTTTGGGATCAGGCAACGGCAAGGCGGCGCGTCTTTGCGCGTGACCTTGTGCGTCGCAAGGTGACAGCGAGCGACGTGCTGACCTGGGCCTTGCACGGCCTGGGCACCGGCCACGGTCCTGGGTGGCTGGTGCGCGCACTTGAGGCCGACCCCGAGACCATCTGGAAGGCGCGATCGAAGGGTGCGCGTGAGAAGGTCGCTGGCGAGGTCAACTGGATCAGGAAGGGACTCGCCGACGCCCTGGTGTTGAACGTCATCGATGCGATGGCGGTGCGCTTCGGTGGTGCGCAGGCTATCGTCGGTCGCAATGGCCAAGCCCAAGCCGAAGCAGAGCAGCGACGACCCGATCCCCGAATCGCTGCGTCACCTGTCATTCCCAGTCGCCGAGCTGCAACCTGACCCGGCCAACGCTCGCCAACACGGCGAGCGCAACATCGAGGCCGTGGTGGCCTCGCTTCGTGCGTTCGGGTGGCGCGGTGTCGTGGTGGCCCACAAGGACACCAAGCAGATCATCGCCGGTCACGGACGGGTCGAGGCGGCCAAGCTGCTCGGGTGGTCGCACGCTCCGGTTCACTTCGTCGACGACGACAAGGCCAAGGCGATGGCGTTCGCACTGGCCGACAATCGCACGGCCGAGCTTGCGACCTGGGACTGGGAACAGCTCACCGACAACCTGCGCGAACTCGCCAGCGCCGACGCTGCACTGATCGGGTGGTCGCAGCAGGACCTCGACAACCTGTTCGCTCCAGGTGGCACCGAGGAGGCCCAAGAACTCGATGTCGACAGCGTGCCCGCCTACGACCCGAAGACCGACACGCGGTCGATCAAGGTGGTGGGCATCGCACAAGAGGACGGCCAGCGCGTGGCCGACGTGCTGCAGGCCGCGCTCGACGCAGCCGCGTTGCCCTACAAAGTGATCCTGCACTGAGACCATGGCACGCCATCCGGTGTTGGTGAGCTACGCCTACATGCGCCTCATGCGTGACGAGGACATGGCGCGGCTCTTTGCGTGCCCGCACATCGACTGGCTGATCGACTCGGGCGGCTTCTCGGCGTTGAACGCAGGCCACGAGATCACGCTCGACGAGTACTGCGCTTGGCTCGACAAGTGGAAGCAGCACCTGCACGGCTACATCGCCCTCGACCGGGTTGGCGACCCCGTGGTCACCGAGCGCAACCTGCGCGAGATGATCGCACGCGGTCTGCGGCCTGTTCCGGTGCACGTGTGGGGTGACAACGAGGCGCGCATGGACGAGCTGTTCGGACTGTCCGATTGGGTGGCGCTCGGTGGTCTGCGGCGACCGCACAGCACCCACAGCAGCAAGAGCTACGTGATCGCAAAGCACAGGTGGGCGAAGGGTCGGCGCGTTCACTGGCTCGGCTACACCAACGGCTCGATGGTGCGTGCCCTGCGGCCCTACTCGTGCGACTCGTCGAACGTGGTGTCTGGCTACCGCTACGGCCGCTTGGCCGTCTACCACGGCGACTGCAGGACGTGGACCGAGCACAGCAGCCTCGGCACCACCAGGGACATCCCGTTCACCACTGCCGAGCTGCGTTGGATCAACCGCATGGGCTTCCATGCGACCGAGCTGGCCAACCCAACAGCACGCAGGCGCGGCAGCGCGAACAACGACCCAGGCCTGCGGCGCGGCATGAACAACGCGAACAAGCTGGGCGCGATCACCCTCAACTCGTTCGTGCGCTACAGCAGGGACATGCTGCTGCGCTACGGGGTGCGCGTGTTCAACGCGGTCACCAACGTCGACATCGAGGCGCTGGTGGCCGAGATCGAGCGCGAGGAGCTGCGGTGTTCCAAGGAGGCAAGCACGTGAGCAAGAGGTCGATCCTGGTGTGCACGCAGTTCTTCGCCCTGCACAGGTGGAAGGAGGCCGAGGGACGGCGCGCATACCTGCGCGAGCCACACGGCCACCCGTTCACCATGAAGCTGGAGCTGGAAGTCGACCACAGTGACAGGGCGGTCGAGTTTCACGACGTGCGCGAGTGCCTGGACGCATGGATCTCTGCGACCGCATCACCACCGCAGTGGCCTCTGTCGATCGACTGGTCGTGCGAGCACTGGTGCGAGGCCGCGATCGGCTGGGCGCAGACCAAGGGCTGGCGGCCGGTGTCGTGTGAGGTGTGGGAGGACCAGTGCTTCGGCGCTCGGGTGGTGCCGTGAGCTGGCTCGTGGTGTGCTACCTGGGCGCGGCGGTGTGCGCGAACCTGTGCGTCGCTGCGTTCGGGCCTTCGATCCTGTGGCTGACGGCCCTGGTGATGATCCCGCTCGACCTGACGCTGCGTGACGCGCTGCACGAGCGGTGGCGGTCGCGCCTGTGGTCGCGCATGGCCGCACTGATCGCAGGTGGGTCGTTGCTGACCTTGGTGGTCAACACGGCCGCATGGCCTGTGGCCGTTGCTTCGTGCGCGGCGTTCGCGGTCGCTGGCACCGTTGACGCCTTGGTCTACCAACGCACGCCCGGCACCAAGCTGGTGCGCGTCAACGCCAGCAACGCGGCGGGCGCACTGTGCGACTCGGTGGTGTTCCAGGTGGTGGCCTGGGGTGCCCTCGACGTGTCGGTCGTGGCATCGCAGACCGCGATCAAGGTGATCGGGTCGATCCTGTGTTCGCTCCTGCTGATCCGCAAGGTTGCTCCATGAACAAGCCCCGCCGCAAGACCGACCCCAACGTGACCGTGACCCGCAGGTTGCAGTTCTGCAGTGGTCACAGGGTGTTCAACCACGAGTCGAAGTGCCGCCACCTGCACGGCCACAACTACGTCGCACACGTGACCATCGCAGGCCCGCACCTGGACGAGCTGGGCCGCGTGGTCGACTTCGGTGTGGTGAAGCAGGTGGTCGGCACCTGGATCGACGACCACTGGGACCATGCGTTCGTCGTGTTCTGCGACGACGAGGAGGCGCTGGCCGCGTTGCGCATGGTCAGCGGCCAGAAGCTCTACAT